CATATGGAAAATTTTATGGTCAGCGACGCCTTCAACCTGACACTCCGGCCCGGCATCAGGCGGGTGGACTTCAGCCAGGCACGGACACCGGCACCGATTCTGGCAAGCTGGGCAGGTCATGTGGGTGAACCGGAATATTTCGTGATCTGTGACTTCGCAGATGGTCAGGACAGACTATTCCTCTATACCCGGAGGGATACGGGAGAGCATGAACTTTTCCTGCAGCAGGACGGCGCTCTGGGGCTGAAAAGCGCAGAGAATGCGAAGGTGAAAATCTTCGCCTTTGCCGGCAAGCTGTATGTGATGAGCGCGGCAAAGACGGTGGCCTTTGAAAACGGTACATTCAGGGAGCAGGTGCCCTACGTTCCTCTGGTGATTATCGGTGCAGCGCCATCCGGCGGCGGCACCACACTGGAAAATCTGAATCTGCTTTCCTCCATGCGGCGGATGGAATTCAGCGGTGACGGAGAATCTACAGACTATTATTTCCCGGCGGAAGCCAGGGCGGTGGTTTCCGTAAAGGTGGACAACATCGGCCAGAACATGAACGATGTGGGAACCTTTGACGCGGTGAAGAATATTTTCCATTTCAATGCGGCGCCTGCAAAGGGTGTCGGCAATGTGGAATTTACCTATGACACCAACGCGGCCATCGCGGAAGAAAACCGAATGCGGATCGTGAACTGTCCGCTGGTGGAAGCTTACAACGGTTCCACCGACACCAGACTGTTTGTGGCCGGTGACGGCAGCAATATCTGCTATTACTCCGGTGTGACGCAGGCCGGTGAAGCGACGGCCATGTACTTTCCTGCCATGAACGAGGTCGCTGTGGATATGTCCGACTCGCCCGTGACCGGTCTTGTGCGCCATTACAGCAAGCTTCTGGTATTTAAACCGGACGGTACATACACCATCAGTTATGAGCCGGTGACACTGGCAGACGGAAATACGGTGGCAGGCTTTTATCTGCGGTCTGCGAACCGGGAATTCGGCAATGATGTGCTGGGCCAGGTGCAGACCGTCAACAACTATCCCAGAACCATCACCAAAGACGGTATCTATGAATGGCGGATCACGTCCAGCTATTACAAGGATGAACGATACGCGCAGCGGATTTCCGACAAGGTGGACGGGCTGCTGCGGGATGCGGATATCAGCAAAATCATCACCTGTGACGATAACTACCGGAAGACATATTATGTTTTCCTGAATGACAACAAGGGTACGGTGCTGGTAAACCGGTACGATCTGAGCCGGGATGGTATCTGGTGCGTTTACCGCTCCAATCTGTGCCGGAACGTTCACAGGGCCATGATGCACGAAGGTGACATGATCTTTGTAACGGATACGGAAGCCTTCTGCTTTGACGAAGGACAGACCCGTGATGCTGCTGAGGTCAGCGGAGGAACTGCGCAGCCTATCAGGGCAGTGTGGGAATCCGGTTTTATGCACTTTGGCGCAGATTTCAAGCGGAAATACAGCTCCATTATCTACGTTTCCGTGAAGCCGCAGTTCAAGTCCGCGATCACCGTTACGGCAGAAACGGACAAACGGTCTGACTATATGGAAAAGACCATTGAGAACACTGTTTTCCAGTGGAGTAACGCCAATTTCCCGGACTGGACCTTCAAGACCAATGACAGGCCCACCATCAACCGGGTTCGTCTGAAGGTAAAGAAATTCGTCTACTATAAGCTGATTTTTAAGGTGGAGGCAGAGGGCGCAGCGGCTACCATTCTGGGATTTGATCAGCAGATTCGATTTGCGTCCATGGCAAAGTAAGGAGGCAACTATGGTAACGGTACAACAGGTTTTCGATATGGCGATCCATATCATCGACGAGCAGAACGAAACCAACGGTGAGACGGTGACCGTTGACACTGCGGAATACAAATACAGAACCATTTCTATTCTGAATTCTGTGATTCCCCGGCTGCATCCCTATTCCGGCAGCTATAAGCAGACGGAAAAGGGAAGACCGGCGCCTTCTCAGCTTTATGCGGACAGCTATGCGGAGCCGGATTTTGAGCAGGTGATTCCTCTGGATGATGTGCTCAGCCTTTCGCTGCTGCCGTATTTTCTGGCATCGCAGCTGGTGAGTGCGGAGAATACGGAGCTTGCCAACTGGTGTATGAACATCTACAACGGGAATTTTGCTGATCTGCGGCATAAGGTGCCGGCAGACTTTGAACGCATTTCGACGCCCTATGGGCTGTTCTGAGAAGGGAGAACGTAAATGGCAACGGTTACAACAAATACTGCGCAGCCGGTGGGCACCGGCGATCTGGAATATGAGAAGGAACTGGAAAAGGCATACAGGCACCGGGGCGGCGGTAGCGGATACGGAGGCTCCGGATTCAGCGGTCAGGGTTCCGACTGGGGAAATCATGTCAACCGCGGCGACGGAAGCGGCTATGGCGGAGGATACGGCGGTGGAGGCAAGAAACAGAACGGTACTTCATCGTCGAAGAATCCGTCCACAGAAGATTACCTGAATCAGATTTATGACAGCAGTCTGGAGAGCCAGAAGCAGCTGCTGCAGTCCAACTATGAAACGGATATCTCCAACCTGGATGCAGAGAAGGCCGAGGCACAGCGGCAGTCTGACGAAGATCTTTCCCGCACTTATGTGGAAGCATACAAGAAGGCAAAGAATTTTAACGAGGTTCAGAATGCCTACGGCCTCACCTCCGGTGCCATGGGTCAGGCGGCTCTTGCCCAGGGCAATCAGCTCCAGGCCAATCTGACGGACCTGAGGGCAGTGCAGGAACAGGTGGATGCGGAGATCGAGCGCCAGCGGAGCATCCTGGGCAAGGAATATGCGGCCGCCATTGCCAAGGCACAGGCAGACAATGACTATCAGAGAGCGAAGGCACTCTACGAGCAGGCACAGCGGGAAGAAGAACGGCTGCTGCAGCTGAAGATGGCAGCCGGTGAACTGATGGCCAGTGTGGGCGACTATTCCATTTTACAGGATCTGTACGGTCTCTCCCGGAGCCAGGTGCAGGCCCTGGAGGAATACTACTTCCCTGAGGACAGCGGTTCCTCCGGCGGCGGTGGTTCCGGAACAGTCAGCTATGCAACTTGGTTGGCGAACCTAAGCAATTCTGATAGAAAGGCACTTACAGAAGCAGGGGAAATTTAATCTCATGAGGTGTTAATATGGCAAAATCACTTAGCCAGCTCGTCTCCGAAAAAAACAAATGGCTTAAACATGATAATCTCCCTGATCCAAAAGCAGATTCAAAACAAGTCACTGCTGCAGGCGAAGTTGACCCCGTAGAATCAGCAAATCAGAAAAGCGCTATTCAGGCGAAAAAAGATGCGGCGGAATTTTCCAAAGTGGATGAATCCAGCCTGAAAAAGCAGTCTATTCAGAATCAGAAGGATCAGGAAGAGTTTTCCGACGCACCAGAGGCGCCGTCGGCAAGCCAGATCAGGGCAGATGCTGCAAAAAAGCAGCTGGAACGGTACATGAATTCCGAAGAGCGGAAGCAGTGGCAGAAGAAGCAGCGGGAAGACCTTTATGCACAATCTCTGCTTACCGGTATCACGGACGGGCAGTGGACGCCGGAGGAGGATCAGAAGGAAGCGGATCTGAAGGCAGCGGCGGATTACTGGGAGAACCAGGTTACCGCAGAAGAAGATGCCAAACTCTTTGCGTCCAATATGCAGCTGATCCAGTCCCTTGACGATACGGAACGCACTGCCTTTGAAAAGTATGCCAGCGGTGAAATATACGTCGGCGCTGATGAAGTGGAAGCCTTCAAGGCCCTGAAGGACCGCTACGGCGACAAGCTGAATGACCTGAAGTATACATACCAGCGGAACAAAGAGGAGCAGGCCGCACGGGCAATGGCTGAAAAGACCGCTGCCAAAATGGAAAACAGCGGATGGATGGGGGATACACTGCGGAATGTGGCATCTATTGGTGCAAACCTTGTCGGCGGTGTCACCGGTACGGCGGGTAGAATCAATGAAATGTTCAATGGTACCGGCCCGTACAAGACTGCGGCGCAGTATACCTACGGTGATATTCCCGGTGTATATGGTCAGACGGTGCGAAATGAGACCACAGATGCCATCCTGGGCGGTCAGCCAGTGAACCTTGAGGATGGTAT